CCCGGAGTGTCCAAAATCGATCCGTCGGCCCGCAAAATCGGCGACGTGATCACCCCTGTGAGGTACGGCAGCTGCCAGTACCCGACGCGGTCAAGATAAGTCTTGGCGACCCAATCGGGGCAGCCCCTAAGCTTCTGGGCGCCTTGACCGATGAGCGATACGAATTGCGCGGCGCACTCAAACGTTTCGGTAAGAAATGCCGCGGTGACAGGCCTTAGCCTCCAAACCTCAGTAACGCCACCATCGGCGGCCTTAAGCTTCTGCAGGACAGGCCGCACGATGTCAGGTCCGCGCTGATAGATCTCCCGACCAAGATCGAGCAAGGCCTCTTCGGCCTCATTAACAACCCGGGTTTTCTCACCCACCGTGACGATGATCCGATGTTGGTGCCAAACTCTAGGAGCCGACCCAGGCGCGGCGCCGGCCCCAGAAGTGGCGCCCGTGCCCGGTGGCGGCGGGGGTGGTGTTACCCCGGGTGGGACCATAATCCGCGTCTGTTGCCATTTGTCGTAGCAGCGGGAGGCCTCCTTAGCGAGCCGGCGCAATCCACCTTGGTCCAGATACTTTTTGGCGATGCCTTCCGGATTGCGCTCTAGCTGCTGGATGATCTCCTCGAGGGTGAATCCGCGGCCGGCGTGGCTCCAGACGAAGGCATTAAAGGCCTCACTGCGGCCACCCTCTGGCACCCCGTTTGCAAGAAGCTCTTCCTGGTCGACGGACCCGGCGCCTCGATTAACCTGCGGGCCGGCTAGGTTGAGGTCGATTGGGCCGTCAAGGTTGATGTGCTTCCCATTGGGCTGTGGCGATCCGTCCGGCGCCTCCGCGGCCTGCCAACCGCCGAACTGGCTCAATAGACCATCAATAAAACCATCGATCGAAGGGAGGTCCGCGGCCGCGGTTGCCTCATAGGCGGACACGGTTATGTAGCGCTCGCAATTTCGATAGAGCTCTATGGCGCTGCCGGCGCTGCTCTTGTCCTTTAGGGTCCGCTGGACGCGGCCCCCAGCGGCCCGGCCAATAATCCGCAGGCCTGTGCCGGACACTGTAACCTCGCAGTACGCCCCGGGAATCGACGCGATAAGCTTGGCAGCCCACGGCGCGATTTGTCCCGTCACGGCATCCCGGCAGTGGTCGAGATCGGCCGCCGCGATATCGGCACCCAGAAGCATGATGCCAATGCCGTCCGCGCGGCCCTGGCGCACGCTATCCAATGCGAAATCAAACGTGCCCCACGTTGCTGGATCATCGCTTCTCGCGTTCGCCAGGCCGTGCGCCTGCAGCGGCGGCTTGGTCCACTTGCCATCGGTCCCATTCTTTCCGGGCCGCCACAGCCATTTCCAGGTCACCCATCGCGGCTGGCCGACGAGATGGGCGAATGCCGGCGATTGCTTGATGCTCTCGAGGTCACCCGTGTGGGTCCGGGGCTTGGGGGTCATCGTGGCCTCCGCTGCGCCTTTTTCTTAGGCTGGATTGGCTCACCCCGCTCCCGTCATCGCGTCTTTAGTCGCGAGCAGCAGATCGGGGTGCGCTTGCGTATTTGGCGGATTGCCCGGTCCGCCGTTCGGGTACTTCTGCAGGTACCGCGATAGCCACTCGTTTTGCTCAGTGCTGAGGGGGAGTCGACGCGAGGTCATACCCGTGTCCTCGATGGAATTCTTTGTAGCCATTGTCTCTGTTTGGGCGATGGCTCGAAAAAATCGAATCGCGAGCGCTCAACCATGTCATTGACGAATTGCATCTCGCTTCCTGGGTGCAGAATGCGGTGGTCGCGGCACTCGAGCGCGACCTCGTTCCAGTTTGTGGCGCTTCGGCCCTCAGATAACCGCTCTGTCTCACGGCCCCGCTGGAAACCCTCCTGGATTGCTTCCTCGCGTACGCGGTCGACCTCCTCCGGGGATGCGTAGCCCACAGGAATTACCTGAAGGCCGATGCCCTCCATATGATCCGCGATGGCATGGATGTCGTGACCGGCGCGGGACATCATGTCTTTGGCTTTCTGCAACGCTGTGAAGGCCTCATGCTCGCTAGTTGAGCTCAACGCCTGCAGGAAGAGTTTCCGCGTCAAGGTGCGCCGGGTTTGTATTTGTGTCGTCATCGATACCGCCTGCACCGGTCCCGGTGTCCACAAAGATTGACGCAACGCCAATCATTAGGGTTGTCTGTGAACTTTGGGAGCAACTCCCCCGCCCGGGTAGCCCGGATGATTTCGGCCGCCCGGTCGCTCCACAGCTGGGCGCGCTGCACATCGAACGGCAAAAGGAGATGCAAACGCTCACAGTTGTCGGCGTTGACGATCGTCACCAGGGCAGGATTGTCCAAACCGAGATAGGCTTGATAAATCCAAACTTGGATGGCGTAATGAGGATAGGCCTGCTCCAGGCCGTCGCGTTCGATGTCCCGGAAGCCTTTGGACGCCAGGCATTTGTGTTCCCAGACGCACGGGTAAGTCAGTCCGGGCACGTCCGGTCCGTCGATTAAGATTCCGTCAGCATGTCCACGGAACTGCCCGTCAGCCGTCTGGAAGCGGTCACCATCATTCTGCGGTCGGAAGACGAATCCGGCCCGCAACATATGCTGGCGGCTAACCTCTTCGAAGAAATTGCCACGGGCAAACCGATCCAACGTCTGGACGGTATGGTTATCGGGAACCATCCAATCAAACTGAATCCGCCTAAGACACTCGGACCCGATGGAGCTCGCACCAAGGTATTGGCGCGTGTTGTCCCGGTCCGGTTCCGCCGCTTCGATGTGGCGGTTAATCTCGAGGTTTACCGGCTCACGCGACAGCGTTTTGCGATTGAGATTGATGACCATTGCGGATGTCCTTCACGAGCCGATACTGAGCTTGAGCCTGATAGAACTTGTCCGGCTGTTCCTCTGCCCCCTTGTTGGGGTCGTAGAGTTTGCTGGCGTCGCGATAGAGCTCCTCGAGCGTCCAGGACGATTTGGCCGCGATGCTGGCGCAGTGACGTTGGAAGGTCGCGGCCTCTTTGACGTTTTCGTAGGCGTATCCAAGACTCGAGCCGCGCCGCAGGTCGACCTTGAACCCAAGGCATCGGTCGACGACGGCTTGCTTGTCCGCCAAGTTTATGTCGGGGTACTGACAGAGCAGCCGCGCCGCTGTGCGTTCTGCGGCCTTGAGAGTATCGTTGACGTCGGCCATCGCTTTTGCCCTCCGCACAGGTGGATTGCGGTGCAGCCAACTGAGTGTCGGCTGAGCCTCAAATCCGCGTTCGAAAATTAGCCAACAGAAATCGACCCGGCCGCCTTGAGCTTTGTGCCCCTCCTGAAGGTAGGAACCTGGAGGGACGGACGGCCGTGGCGTTAGGAGCCAAATGCGGGCCAATGGCAGCTTTTGCAGCCAATGCGCCGCATTCAGGCGAGCAACCGGAGCAAACTGGGCAACCTTATCGGCGAGCCTCACAGCATGCGTTGTGAAGATCTCGAGTTGGTCGATTTCCTTCGCGCCCTTCAGACCATCGGCGACAACGTCTGCTAGCGGCGTGGCCGCCAGGAACGCTTGCACCTCGTCTTTCTTGAGAATGCCGTAAGGCGAGTTAAAGACAATCGTGCGGACCGGGGTAACGTTTGCGAGGAAATTGTCGACCCTCGTACTCGGATAACCACGGTCAACTACATCTCGCGGATCAATCTCATGCCGATGCGCCTTGGCGGATTGGACGATATGACCGAAACCGCAGCACGGGTCTGTGATCGGACCGTCAAAGTGCTCGACGTCAAACAGCCGGTCACTGCACCATTCTGGTTCGGCGTAATGGTCATGCGCCTCCCGCTCAAAGATGTGGCTATTGCGCTCGCGGGTCATCGCGCTTTCTCCCTCGCCTCCATCGCCGTCTGTACGAGGCTGACGGCGAACAGGAGAAAGCCGATCATTTCATCGCGCGACCAACTCTTGAGGGGCTTGTCCCAATCGACACCGGCCTCATTGGCAAGGGTCGGAAGGATCGAGACGATCGCACCCTTGTCCCACGCGTCCACCCCGTTCTGTGGCGGCGCGTTACGGCAGGCGCGCTCGATCTGTTCGAGCCCCTCTGTAGCGGCCTGTTCGGCTCGCGTTGAGACCCAACTGAAGATGATAGCGGCGATGAGCCAGCCGAATTCGATGTCAGACAGCATCCCGACCGGAGTCCCGGCAGGAATGGCGTGCCCGGGACCAATCAACTCCCGGGCCGCCTTTATGCTGTCCGCCATCGCCCTCCGCTGCCAGGCCGCTTCGATCGAAGAGACCTCGCCCATCACTTATTGGCCCAATCCGGCCGAGTGAGCGGGAGCGGCTGTTGCGAAGCGGAGCCGTTGCTGCCGGGGGGAACGTCTGGCGGCAAATCGTGGGGATATTGCGTCAGTTGCCTCCAACCAACATCGGCCGGCGTGAGGAACCGCTCGACGTTGTTCCGCGCGGGCCACGGCTTACTCGGGTCCTTTGGATTAGGCCGCTCCGGCTCCACACCGACCTTGACGATGACCCTCAGCCCGGAGATGTCAGCGAAGGAATTAAGCGACCTGCCTTCCCTCGCTTGAGGCGATTGGTCGTTGGGCTGAATGCCGCGAGCAGATTCAACCAAGGCCCGTAACCGCGACATGGAAATCTCAGCAGCCTTCGCGTGACCGTCCGTGTTCCCACGTAGTACCATCTGATCAAACACGTGAGATTTCGCGTGCTCCCCCTCATCGATGATGAGTTCGTACTTGAGGAGTTCGCATTGACCATCATTAGATCGGGTCAAGGTGTTGTCCGGACCGGCCGCCCCGGGCCGCACCTTCACGGTTGCGGAGTAGATCCCGGGTGGGATGATCGCAAAATCCCTTTGAGGAGCCGCGTCGTTGAGGTTGATTGTCGCCATCAGATAAAATTCCCTTTTTGAGACAGTCCACCCCTATCCGCGGAATCGCACCGCGGCAGACACTGAGCGGACAAGAGGTTTCAGGAGTTAGGTTGCTGCGGGACGTAAAGCCCCCGCCCGCGCGGGGTGCTGCGGGGCCGCGAGAAGGAAGACGCCCAACGCAACCCCCCAATCAAGAAGCGGGGTCGGCGGGCAGTCACGGGGGCGTAAGGGGGCTCTAAGGTGACTCTAAGGAATTATGTCAATAGAATCATTCACTTACGCTTGCGCTTTTTTCGTCCAATAACCTCTTCAATCCAATCATTCTGGATCTCGAGGGCTGGGTATTTTTTACCAAGCCAACGGTCGATTTTAATGAGGGCATCGGCGGTTGAAACATCGTTTGGCACGCCGGTAGGCCCCCAAAGCGCTTGCACGGCCTCGAGGATCACAGTCTTTTTGCGTGCTCTTCGGTGTCTGCGCTTCCGGGGAACAGCTTGTTGTTCGTCTTCCAGATTAAGGAAGCGAGGATCAGGGAGGAAATTCCGCAGATATGCCGCTATGACGAAGTCTGCGGCCGAAATCTTCGGCTTGGTCAATCCCGCCTCCGCTGTGGCGGCCGCTAAAGGGGGCGAGGCGGCCGGCACTGAGCGGATCAGTGCCTTTCGGGAGCTACCCTAGCCGCCTCTGTCGGGGTTTATGCAGCCTCCTGCTCTTCGCGCGACGTGAGGCGCGTCAAGAGCTCGCCAAGGTGAGGTTTCTCGAATTGTTGGAGTCGGCCGCTTCGATCTTTCGCGGGGTAGCCATATGGATTCGGCGACGTGCACACGAACGCGCGCACCGGCTTACCATCGCCAAAATCGACAAATTGCATGGTCAGGATCTGGTCGACGATTCCCGGCATCTCGCGCGCCGTCTTCTGGCCTTCCATCTGAATTGTCCATTCCGATCGGCCAAAATCGTCGGTGGTTTTCTCAAGGATTGCCACGAAGACGACATTACGACGGCGGGCTAACTGTAGCTGGTTAAGGAGCAAGATCATCTCGCGGCCATGCAAGCCGTAGGCGCCGCGAATATCCTTCCGGCCGGTTTTCTCCGAAAAGGCCTCTGGCCGCTGTTCGGCCCATCGATAGCTAAGCCGTGACAGCGCCGTCATGCTATCGACGAAGATCGTATCGAACTGGTCGAGATCCCCCACGGTGGAGGCAATGCTGTTGTAGTGCGCCTGCGAGTAACACATGGTGGGCGAGAACGAGGGATTGGGACCCCCCAGCTTGCACGCGAGGTCGCGGGCCTCCGACCACTGGTGAATTCGAATCGTTTGCACCGGCAGATCAAGAATCGCCTGGTCACCGGCCTCGATATCGATAAAGAGCGTTTTGGCGAGTTGATCGGCGTCGAGAGTCTTCAATAGGCTTGTCTTGCCGACCCCGTTTGGGCCGACGATCAAGATTTTAGCGCCCCTTACCTCGGCGAGGCGCTCTGCGGCGCTAATAATTTTCATCGGCCTGCCCTCACGTTTGACCCGCTCGCGGCGAGCCGTTTGATCTCATCCATCTTGCCGGTTGCTAGGTACAGACCTACGGCCTGCAGGAGCTTTCGCAATTCGGCGGGGGCATTGCTGTCAAAGCGAAGATATACACCACCCGAAGCGTGAGCGATTGCCTTAAATGCTTTCTCTGCCTCTGTGTCTTTGCCTTCCAGCAGCATGAATACTGGGACCTTTTTTGATCCCAACGCCACAGCGGCGCCGATAACATCGTCGGTCAATTCTTCGAATGCGTCGCCGATGAAAACGACCCCCTTGAGCTCACCGCGTGACGCTTCCTCGCGTGCATGGGCGAGGACCTTGCCAATCTGGGTCTCGCCGGATTCGCACATGATCTTGGTCATCGACTTATTCAAATCGGTACTGTTGGCGTACCATCGGGAGGCCCGGCATTCATTCAGGCCCCGGAAATAAACCAATTGCACTTCGACGCTGCCAGCCGCCTCTGTGGCGGCCGCAAAGATCTCGGCCTGAAGGGTGCAGGCCTTGTCCCAGGTCGGCTGGCGGCTGGCTGTCGCGTCTAGGGCGAAGATAAGGCGCGGACGGCCGTTGGCTGTCGGTCGAGAACCTGGCTGTTGGAGTTGATCCGCACTGGAATGATTTACCATTGCGTCACTCATTTTGAGCGCTTTCTATTGCCGGGATGGCTAGTTGATATTGATCATTCGGTGTTTTGGTATGACCTATCATTGTTGATTATCTTCCTCGCCAAGCTTCGAGCGCCTGGACCGCGGTCCAGACGGTCGGGAAGCGCTCCGCGAATTTCTCCGCGTCGCCCTTTGCGCGCTCCAAAAAGTCGTCGACGGCGCCCTGGAGGCGCCCCACGGCCTCCGCGTCGGGATGAGAGATGGTGATGTTCCAGTCTCCAATATGCTCAAACGGGCCATCGTCCGGTTGCGGGGCTGGAGCATCGGTCTCCGGTTGCGGTCGCGCTTCCGGCGCGCTCGACCTCTCCGCGCCCGCCTTCTTGGCAATGTCCTGAACGCGCTGTTCAACGCGGGGGGCGGTTTCGCCGGGGGCCTTCTCGACGGGCTTCACCTCGGTCGGTGCCGGGGTCACCTTCGGTGTGGTCTTCGACGAGACCTTCGGCGCGCGTCCGGTCGCGGTGGCAATCGCCGCCTTGACGCTTTTGACGGACTGCCGTTCGCCGCGCTTCGCGCCCTCGATGATGCTCTCGACCACCGGCTTTGGCACCTTATGGTCGCCCAGCAGATAAAGGGCACTCACCGGAAAGTCGTCGAGTACCTCCGTTTTCGACAATTTGTCGAATTGGTCGGCGACTTCCGCCGCGGTCATGTAGCGCTCGGCGGTTTTGACGGTCCACCCGAACTCGGCTTCGAGGAACGTCACGAAATGCCCCTTTGTCAGGGCTTTGCATTTGATCAGGCGTCGGCCGATGTTGACGATGTACTCAACCGTGCGCTTTGCCTGCGCCCGGATCTCCCCAACATGGGCGTCGAGTTCCTCAAGATCGTGGGCGTCGAGATCGTATTTGCCCTTGGCTTTGACGGTCATGATGTCGCTCCATGGGGACTTAAAAAATTGACGGAAGGCCGACCCGGCCCCCGTGGAGACGTGGCCGACACGATCCCTGAAGGATGTGTGGCCCTTCAAGTTGCACTCATGGTTTCGGCGGGCGGCAACTTTTGATAGGGTAGCCGCCCGTCGGCGTTTTCAGGCCGCGGCTGCTTTCTTCTTCGAGATTGGCGGGGTGGTGCCCTTGACGGGCATCGCGGCCAAGTAGCGTTCCCATTCATCATCGAAGATGAGCGACGCCCGCCCGCACTTGCGGATTTCGAGTTTGCCGTGCTGGGCGTCCCGATAGATTTTGGCGACGCTCAGCCCCACGGACTTGGCGCGGTCGGCAACCCTCTGAGCGCCCATTGGCGTCTCCACGCTAAAGAAAGAGGCCCCCGCTAAATCCAGCAGAGCCATGTGTTGATTGCAATACAGATATGCTTCCAGCGCGGTCTGCACAAGCCCATCGAGGCTGACAGATTGTCGCAGCGGCTAGGCACGGCCCCGCGAAAACTGAGCTGGCGCAATCACTTCGCCCGCCGCAGATGGCGTGAAGCAGAAGGCCGCCCAGGCCTCCATCATCGGCCGCCGTTCCGCGCGGTAATCCTCGCGGTGTCCCTCGGGCTTGCGCAGGTATGCCAGCTCAACCGGATCGGCGATGACGTGATCGAGGGCGAGTTCGCTCAGCATGCGTGGATACCGCGGGGTGCCATTGCCGAGTTGGGTCGCCCAGGTTTTGAAAGATGACCTGAAGCCGTGGATGGTCGGGCCGACCACTCCAAGCCGCCCAGTCATGAACCGCATGGCCGTGTTGCGGCCCTGCTCGACACCGCCGACACCGGGGAACACCAGGTCATCGCCCGCACGGAACGGCATCGTCTGACGCACCCGTTCAAGAACCGCCATCGCCTCGGGGCTCAACGGGACGCCGAATTCACGGCCGCTCTTCATGTGCTCGGGTAGACAGACCCACATATCGGCGATGGCATCGGTGGGCTTCAAGACGCCGACTTCGCGCCACTGCATCTGGCGCACCGTGCCGAGACGGGACGCGGTCAAGATGAGAAATTCGAGGATGAAAGGGTGAAGCGTCCCATGGGTCGATGCAGGCCTGTTGTGCGGCGCGGACCTTGGCCATGAAAACACCGAGCTCGTTGAGCGGCATCGCCTCACGGTGCCTAGGAGTGTGCTTGTCACGACCGTGGGGCTGAAGACTGCTAATAATTGGGCCACGCAGAGCAGGGTTGTCACCGGCATATCGATCGTTGCCCTTAGCCCAGTCGAAGAGTTTTTCGAGGCATGTGCGTACCCGCATGCCCAGCACCGGCCGGAACCACAGCCCATCCTTCCTCAGCGCCTCGATAATGAGCGCACGGTTGATTTCCTGGAGGGGATAATCACCCAGCATAGGCAGCACGTGCGTGAGCTGCGCGCGCCGATCCTGGGCGATCCGCGTGGCACGCGCGCCACCTTTTTCAGCCGCGGCGAGGAATTGCTCGACGGCCTCGGCGAAAGTCACAGTACGCAGGGCTGCAAGTTTCGCGGCGCGCTTAGCGTCCTTATCCTCTTTGACGGGGTTGTGGCCGTTCCCGAGCAAGACATTCAATTCGTCGCGCTTCTTGCGCGCGGCCTTGAGACTCACGGCTGGATAACCGCCAAGCCCCTTGCTGTGGTCAATGCCGCCAAGGTCGTAGCGCCAGACCCACTGTTTCCTGCACTCGTTCTGCTTGTTGAACGATGTCTGCAGGTAGAGTCGGTGGCCATCGGCAAACCGACGACCAGGGCGGCCTGGGGGCATTACCTTCCCACGATAATTGACTGGGGAAACACCCACGTGCTCACAGAACGAGTTCGTGAGATCACCATGCTTGGCCATTTTTGAAATGATCTCCTGTGACGGGTATGCAGTTCGCAATGTACCCGTACAGATATATTCTACTGAGTGCGCTGGGTAAGGCCATAAAAGGAAAAATAGTGCGGAGAGAGGCACATAAGACCGCATAATGTCTCTGGACTAGGATGGGCTACGCTGGACTACGCGGCTGTGCCGTAGGCGGCATCCTGCACCAGCGCGTGCTTAAAGGTGTACTCCGCATCGGGCGGCGTTCCACGCCGAAAGATCAACTCGGCACTTGCCAGTTG